TACAACCCCCCCACCGCTGACGGTGTATAAAGTAAACCACCAATGCGAACTGGTTCGTGAACCACGCTCCTGGATTAAATCTTCCTTACAGGTGAGGCATTAATATGCCCATCAACTCCAGCAGGGGCTAAGAGGAAGAGAGGCCGATAGGCTGTTGGGGCAGGGGAAAAGGGGAGAGGAACGAGGCTTTTTAGTTTCTATTCAGTTTCATTTTTGGGTAATGCGTGCGCATAGGTTTAAGTAAAAACGGCTTTTAGGGATAATTATGCGACCAATCAATGTCACATTATGTAGCACTACATGGGAATTAGCCAAACAAAAGGCAAACTTTAGCGGTTGGGTGCGTCGTAAGCTGATGGATGAGCAAAGAAAGCAGCAAAAGCAAGGCTTAGGGCTGCAAACAATGTATGAATCTTTTTGTGAACCTTGTGATCTCTGGTATGATTCTTCTATCGAAGAGAAGATGTTGATGTTTATGTGTCACGAATGTGGTAAGACATGCAAATACATGGGGCCTTCTCAATGAATGTTGATACATGGAACACTTGGTGTAATGAATGCCAATCGAAAGCGAAAGTAATAGCTACACAACCATACAGGGATTGGACATGGAGAATAGAAATTCATTGTATTAACCATGATTGTGAAGAGCATGGCATAATATCTTTAATCGAAGTACCAGTAAAGAACGATTCAAGAACGGGGTTGATTCAATGAGCGAAGGAAGCCACCATGAAATGACTTGTTCTGACGGTGAACATCTAAATTGCACCGGCGAGCTTGAGAAGTGCGGATGTGTTTGGGAATACTGTAAGGACTGTTCTTATTCAGTTTGTTACGAAATGTGTGACATGCACTTTCATCGTGACTTTGAAGAAGATTAAATTATTCTAGTACTTCCGAGCGCTGAATGTTCATACGCGAGTATCTCTGGTGTCGACATTGCACCAGAGAATCTTCTAGGTCCTCTCGATCTATCCAATGCTTCAGCATTAACAGCGATAAAGTCAGCAGCTTCAGCCGCGGATATGATTAAACGTAGTGGTGGGGGTAATGCTTTGCCAGTTGTGTTTGATAGAATATACAAATAGTAAAGAAATTCTAATGGAGCATCTAGTTCTTCAGGAGAACTGATTTCAAAATCCATTATATCACGCCTGTTGTGATAGCTCTACGGATCTCTTCAGACGCATCATGTATTCCACATCGGGTTCAGTTCCGAATTTACCTGGCATGATTACGCGTGAGGCTGGAATTTGCACTACCGTTTGATTAGATCCCAATGGTAAAAACATTTTCATAATATACAGTGTATCAGATGCCGTTGGAGATAGTGAACCAGTTTGTCTATTCATTAGCGGTTGTTGAATTCCAAAGGGGTTAGGACTAATGTTCATATTTTCCACGTACAATTCAGTTTCAGCGAACAATACAGTCTCCCAATTTTGCTGATCGACTGCTGCTGCCAATGAACCAAGTAATCCTTGAGCACTACCAGCTAAAAGATTCAATGCGACGGTCAAAGGTTCCATAGGAATTGATGAAACAATAGTGTAAATTATAGAACCCTCTCCTCCGCGTTCCGTATTAAATGCCCCTTGTTGAATGATTCCAGCTTGGGGATAGAATGTTTTCATATCCCTGGCATATCCAGATAAGTCGATAGTTCCAGTCCAGAATGCATTCAAGCCTAATGATGCATCAGTCTGCCAACCATTAGCTAAAGTTAGATCTGTCCATATAGGTTCCTCGGCCTGTTTTATTAAATTACATGTGGGAATTTCTATTTTAAGTGTACGGGTATCTTCGCTTTCCATAATATCATCTCATCTTCTTTGCTACTTTATGCGCTTCCTTCTGGGCTCGCTTGAATCCATTCTTTGCCCAGGCTCCGGACTTGAGTTTGTATTTTCCAGCGACTCGCTTGAAAGCCTTACCGTACTTGATACTGTAAGCACTCGCTTTCCGCTTTGCCTTCTTCTCAATAGGGGCAAGTAATTGACTAGCCGGTTCAGCAATATCAGTAGAGACGCCAGCACTAATCAACAACTCCTGAAGAAGTTTGCACGTTTCGCATACCATGAGGAATCAACCTCATTGGTCAGCGGTACTCTGAATTGCAATTGCCATCCAATCTTTAGTCGATAGTTTGACAACTCTTGCACGGATCCTTGCTGTTACAGTAAGGTCTTGCGCTGAGATAGCGCTAAGGTCATTTCCAATAGTTACGAAAAGACCATCGTTGACTACCAAGAATGATTCAGACAAGTTAGCAGGTCCGAAGTTATCTGGGTAAATGTCTGCTGTGTGAGTAGCAATACAATTTAGTTGATCGATGTTCAGAGAACCAGATGCAACTAGAGAATGATTGTCTGCACGTACAAATAAACTTCCAGGGTTTTGGTCAACGACTTGAACGCTTATTGCGCCGTTTCCAGCAAGCATTGAACGGACATCAGTTCCGAAGTCTGGACCTGTCTGGTAAACAAAGTCAACTGATTCAATTGCAATTGCTTGCCCAGTTGGCACATTGACATATGCTGAGAGATCGACAGTGCCTGTAACTCTGCTACCGCTAGCACTTGTGCCGGGTAGAATTACAGATTCGGTTAGGTAAAATGAGCCGGTGATTGATTTGGTCATACAACCCCCCCACCGCTGACGGTGTATAAAGTAAACCACCAATGCGAACTGGTTCGTGAACCACGCTCCTGGATTAAATCTTCCTTACAGGTGAGGCATTAATATGCCCATCAACTCCAGCAGGGG